TTAAATTATTTGATTATTGTATGCTAACGCCATTCGTGGTAATTTCTTCAATGCATCGATAACATCATTACCATTAGTAACATTTGGAAATTCGAGTTTGCTGATATTATAATGATAATGATGTGTTGTATTATTCGTAGTATTCTGCACAGGAATTGGCACGCTTGATGTAGAAGCATTAAACGTTACTGCCATATCAGTTGACAAACCTTTCACTGCACTAATTAAGACGGATTTATTCCTATTTATGCCATCGGCTAAACCTGCCATAAAATCAGGCATCCACGTTTCATAGTTACGTAATTCGCCGATGTCTGGTCTTGAAAAATGCAAATAACTTGCAATTGTATGTGCAATACTTTTAACTTCATTTAAAACCGCATAAGCAGCATTTCTTATGCCACTCGCTAAACCATTGATGAAATCCATACCCCATCTAATTGCTTGAGAAGGCAATGAGCGAATATAATCTATAGCAGAATTCAAACCATTCACAATAGCATTTCTGATATTTCCTATCGTGCTAATTATACCGTTTTTCATCATTTCAAACATTTGAACGCCTAAATGATACAATGTTGAAGGTAAACTTCTAATCCAATCAATTATAGCATTCCACGCATTAATAACACCATTTTTAATATTATTCATGACGCTGATGATTGCTGTCATCAAACTATTCCATGCATTTAAAACTGTTGTTTTGATTATATTGACAATATTTTCAATCGATGTTTTTAAATTATTCCATGTGTTTACAACTGTTGTCTTAATTTCGTTAACTATATTAGATACTGTCGATTTCAATTCATTCCATCTCTGTATCTCATATTGAACAATTTCATTGACGACATTTGATAAAGCATTTTTGAGTTCATTCCATTTATCAGATATATATTTTCCTACTTCTTGTGCTATTTTCTTGACTTCATCCCAATGCGTGATGAGTAGTATAATACCTGCTATAATAGCAGTTACCGCTATCATCCAAGGATTTGCCATCATCGTTGTAAATACAACTTTCAATACGTTACCTAAACCCAATGCTGCGGTTTTCATCACGTTAAATCCGCTAACCAATGCTTGTCCGAGCGTTGATATGCCACCTTTTAAAGCATCAAATGTTAATTGTGCACCCACTTTTAATTGTACCAGATTAGGCGTTATTTTCTCAACTATTCCTGCTACTCCGCCCAACTTCCCAAATGCTTCTGATATACCGCCTACTGCTTTTGCTACGCCTGATCCAACTTCCATAAATTTACTTATTGTCGATAAAATTGGACCAAGTCCCGCCAATACGCCTGCTAAAATTAGAATAAATTTTTGCGTTTCAGGTGATAATTTTGCAAACCAGTTGATAACATTAACTAAAGAATTTGCTAACGATGTTATAGTTGGTACTAATTTATTGATTGCATTAAATAACTGATTTCCAAGTGGCTCTAATGCTAAAGTTAATTTATTCTTTAGTAATTCAAATTTTTCTGCAAAATCTTCTGTATCTTCTGCGGCTTTATTGATAGTTTCAGGACTTGATTTTAAAGTATTTAAGAATGCATCCATATCAAGTTTTCCTTCTCTGACTGCTTTTGCAATTGCGACACCTGTTTTAGTACCGAAATTTTCTACTGCTATTTGTGTTGCTTGCATATCGTTTGGTGCTTTCTTTATTTTCTCGAATAATGTTGCAATAGCAGTATCAGCATCTTTTATGCCATTTTTCGCCATGTTTGCAATTGCTTTATTAAGTCCTGTAAATACCTGTTCAGTATTTACGCCTGCTTTTGATAATTGACCTATCAAAGCAGTTGCACTATCGAACGATAGACCCATATTTTCCAATACAGGTGCGGAATTTTGGAGTGTCGTTAATAAATCGTTAACGCTGATTCCTGTACTTTGCGATACTTTGAATACGAAATCAAGCGACGTACCATAATTTTTAGCATCTATTCCAAATGCTTCAAAAGCGTGTGATGTTTGCTCTATTGTACTTTGCAAATCAACACCTGTTTCGTGTGATAATAATATCATCTTTTCAGATAATTCTTGCAATGGCTTGCCTGTAAGACCCAGTCGTGTATTCAAATTACTTATTGCCGTACTTGCTTCATCCATTGAAGTAGGTACGCTTCCATAAACTGCTTCAAAATCTTTTTGCAAATCATCTAACGCTTTTCCTGTTGCACCTGTAGCAATTCTAATCTTATCATTTGCATCATCAAACGACATACCAAGTTTGACTAAACCAGTCACTGCGCCCGCTATCGGTAACGTAATATATTCAGACATAGATTTGCCTACTTTTCCTAAACTTTCGCCCATGTCCTTCATTTTCTTTGATACATTTTCCATTTTCTCACTAAAGTTTAACCAAATATTATTTTGTTTTTGAATTGCGTCGTTTGTTTCTTTTAATTGATTTTCCATTTTTGCTAATTCAGCACGTGCATTATTCAATTTAATTACTAAATTCTGCGTTGCAGTTGCATCTTCGCCTTTGTCTTGCACGCTTTTTTGATATGCTTGTGTAAGTGTTTCTATTTTTTGTTTCTGCAAATCGATTTGTTGAGATAACCCATCATATTTAACCTTCAAAGCATCCAATCCCTTTTGGTTATCGCTAAATTGAGCCAACTGTGCTTTCATATCAGATTGAACAACACGCAACGACCTCGAAATATTGGAAATTCCTTGCTGAAATCCTGTAGAGTCCATCGAAATTTTGACCGATAAATTACCCAATTCTTCTGCCATCTATTTCACCTCTTTTAAAAGATAAGGTCGGTTAAAACGACCTCATCATAGTTAATAAAAGTAAAAAAAATAAAAACTATAAAATAGTATTATCAATCGTTGTTTTATTCTGCTTTTCTTCTTTATTTGCTTTATATGAAATTATGTCTAAATACCAAAAAATATCCATCTCATCTATGTCTTGCATATTCCAACCATTCTCAAAGAGTGATAAATATAATTCTTTTATAAAATCGAGCGGAGATATTCTTTCATCTCCGCCTGTTACTTTTTTTTCGGCATTTTATCTAATTTAGCGTTTAATGTTCCTGTTAATGAATTCATACACGCTGTCAAAGTTGGTACTAACTCATTAGCATCAAGATTATCATATACATCATCAATAGTGAATTGATTGTTAAACAATTCGACAATGAAATTTACAAGTTTATCCAAATCATCAACCTTCATGGCGTTAAAGTCGATTTCTTCTGTAAGTTGAATAGCATTTCTTAAACTTCTCGCTTTCACGTTTTGCATAACATAAGTTCTATCTCCCAGTTTTAATTCCATAAATTTACCTCCAATTCAATTTTTTTATAATTTAAAAGGCACTCAATTAAGAGTGCCCAATTGCTACGTTGTTGGTTTATACACTGCTGTGAACCAACCAGCATCTCCGCCTGTGTATCCCTCATCTTCATCGGCTGAATACTTCCACAGATGGTCGGAATATCTCGCATAAAATGTTCCTTTCAAAGCAGGATTAGCAAATTTTACTTTGTCCTGCATTGTTGAATAACTTTCTTCTATGTCTTGAAATTTTCCTTTTAATAACCACACATAGCGATATTTACCATTTGACTTCATCGACTTAAAGCCAATTGCGACGTATGGTGCAATATCTTTGCTATTATAATTTATTATACCTTTAGTTGTGTCGAATTGATGCCCTAGCAAATCTGCTTGCACTTGAAGTGGTACATCTGTCAAATCGAGTTCAACGTCTATTTCTGCTAAATTAGAAAATGAAGTAATTGCTGTATTATCAGCGTATAAAATGTCAGTATTGATTTTAGGCGTTATTTTTATATCTGTTACAGGTGCTATTGGTTTTACTGCATCATACGTTAGAGGATTTTCACTCGTTAATTTTGCGTAAACTAAATTTTCTACTCCAATTATTGAAGAATTTTCTATTGTTGCCATATTAAACATCTCCTTTTTTATTTTTAGAATTCTTTTACAAAGCGTATTGCTTTATGATATATTTTTGTATCGCTTTCGTACAAATCAGCACTTGAAGTTCTTCTATATCCTGCCAATATCATAGTTTTCATGAGTTCATAGACGATATTTGTATAATTTTCTTTACTCCAAACGTCGATTTGAATATAATACCCTGTTAATACTTCTTGATTATCTGCGTATAATTCGCCTTGCTCGTTATAGACAAAATAAGTAATAGCAGGATATTGTCCTGATATGTTATTCATAAATGATATTCTACCGTTCACAAGATTGACAAGTGTTTGATTAGATTGGAGAGTTATTAGAATTTCATTACTAATATTTGTAATCATTCTTGTAGCCCTTCTTTCAGTGTCTTTGCAATTTCTTCTTGTACTGCTTCAATGTTTTCCTCATACGCAGGTTGAAGAAATGGTCTTGCTTGCATTTTCGATGTGCCCCATTCTACAAACTTTGCTCTCCAACTCAACTCTTTGTCAACGCCAACTTCAATGTATTTAACGTCATCTTTTGTCTTGACGTTTGATACATCAATGTGATCTCGAATATGTTCCTCGTTATATTTTGATACGTGTACTTTCTGTTTTGCACTTTCTTTGATTATTTCTCCTGCATTTTTTAATGCTTGATTTTCAAGACGTGATACGTTAATTCCTTTTTGTTCCAAATTTTTAAGTATTTCATCAAGCCCTGTTATCTCGCTATTATCCATTTGTAATCACCTCACAAACGAGGTCTATATATTGATGTTGATTATTAAAATCGATAATTGATTTAATATCATAAATTTGATTATTGTATTGCACTTTCATATCATTAGTGATGCCTTTTCTATATCTGATAGTAAACTTAACATCATTTTCTGCTTGTATAGCGGCTGCTTGATAGTATTCTTTTCCTTGCGTTGGCGTTACTTTTGCCCAGCAATCGGCAAATACAACTGTTTCTTGTTTTTGAAATCCATCACTGTCAGTTGTGACTGTTGTTTTTAAAATTTGAATTTTATTTTTCAAATCTCCTGCTTGCATAGTATCACCTCTTAATAGCAATATTTCAATTGCATTATCATAGATGATACTATATCACGTATTTTTTCACTTGTGTTGCTTGTCGTCAATTCTCTATTCTCGTACCAATCAGATACAAGAATAGCAATAATTAATTTTGCTAATTCTACTTGATTTGTATTTGTTTCATCGATAACTACACCCGCATTTTCCAAGTAGGTTAATGCATTGTTTATTAATAGTTGAATAATGTCATCTTCTTCAGTATAGCCATCATCGATGCGTAAATACTTTTTGATTAAATTAATATCAACTGTCATATTTTATCCCCTCCAAATTATATAAAAGAGGGGATAAACCCCTCTAATTTATCAATTAAAGTTCGACGTAGAAGCATGCTCTTGCGTCTGCTGCTTGTATATCGAATCTTTCTATTACTCTTATGAGCGTTTGATTATAAGCAAAACCTGCTTCAGTTGATGTCGCAATTGCAATCTGTTGTCTGTCAAAGAATTTCGCTAAAGCAAACAAATTAACAACGTAAAATGGTATCTTACCACTTGTTACAGGTGTTACGACATCGTTGCCAAGCGCAACTACTTCAGCACCTTTGAATGTCTTTGCACCCTGATTTGCTATTGAATCGCTCATAAGTGGTCTACCCATGCTGTCAGTCAATTCGTCGAGATAGTCATAACCATCGACGTTTGTCAATATGATAGTTTGTGGTCTCAAAGCGGGTACTATGCTATTTAATATCTTTATAAGTCCTTTATAATCGCTTGCTGTCTTTGTTACTGCATTTGCTTTTACTATATTGACTATTTGTTCGTTCTCTGTATTTACTGCACATTCTGCAAAATCTGGTGCTACAACTGCATTATAAAAATTTACACCTGCATCCGCTAAAACGCTATTATCGACTGGGATTATTTTGCCATAATCCTTGACTGCAAATTCAATTGGAATAGTAGTTATCATTTCGCTGACTAAAGCAGTATCAACTGCAAGATTCGCTAATTTTCTTGTTGTTGAACCCTGTGATATAGGCATTTTACCGCTATTTGACGAAACTGGTATTACATGAGCATATTTTTTGAGTGAAGGATAATTGCTCTGTAATACTTGTACTTGATTAACGAATTCTTGTGGCATAATTGCGCCTGAATTGCTAACATTAACACTTGCCCTCTCCTCTGGTGTCATGTCCTGCTTTAACAAATATTTTGATATTGCTCTAAATTCATCAACTTTAATTTCTTTCTTTTCCACAATATTCAACTTCCTTTCATCTATATTTTCTTTTTCAGAATTTTCTAATTCTTCTTGAATTTTGATTTTGTCTTGAAGTTTTCTTACTTCTTCCATCTTTGCGTTTGCTTCATCAACTTTGTTTTCATTGAGCAAACCTCTTACTTCCTCTTTCATCAAATTTAATTGTTGTTTCATCTCATCTGATATTTTCATAGATATTACCTCCTTGAATTTTTTGTTAATATTAATAAAACTTGTGTTTTACACAAGTTCTAATTCAATCTGTAATTTACGTTTTAATAATTCTTTTTCTTTTTGTTTTTCTATTTCTTCTTTCATATTTTGCGCTTTACGTTGCGCTAATACTGCTTCTGTTTGCGTATAAGCAGGATATGTAACTAAACTTACATCATATAGTTTAGCAATATCGAATACAGTACGTGTCATTACACCTGTTTTGTCGTCATATTGCCACTCATCGCCATTATCTGCTACAACAAAAGCGAATGAACATTGATTAATATTGCCTGCCTTCATATTCTCAATTAGGTCGTTAGCATAACTTGTATTTGAAGGTATAACTTCAAAGTACAAGCCAATATCGTCAACTTTTAATGTCAATGTTCCGCTTGTTGTTCTACCTAAAACTAAATTTTCATCGTGATTGATAAGTGCGACAACGTCTGACATATCAGTACTATCGAAACAATGTCTATCAAGTGTTTCAAAGAATCCCAAATCGACGCTTTGTTGATTGAATTTCGCAGCATATCCAACTATTTTTGTTTGTTGTGTAGTATCATCTACTTGTACTGCTCTTACTTCTGCATTGAGATGAAATGTTCTTGTTTCTTTATCGTTTATTGTTGCACTTCTTTTCAGTGTTGGCGGTTCTATGTTTGCATCTTTCAAGTGTTGTGCTACATGATTATATACACCTTGAATATCGTGTACGGGAATATTTGTGCCATTCATTGCACCGTTGAGGAATGCAATAGCATTTCTACAAGCAGTTATATTTGCTTCTTTTGCGTTTCCATCTGCATCAACCATGTGATGTATGAATTTCCATGCGCTTTTTGCATCGGGAAATCCGTCTTTATCGTTGTCTGGTGCGGTTTCATCATACCAAGCGTACGCTTTGAGAAAATTCTTAATATCATTTGATTTTAGATTTGCCTTCATAGCGTTTCCATCCCACGCCACATCGACAACATCTGTTTTCTCGTACGGTATTACTGCCATCGTCAATTACCTCCTTTCTGCTGTTGTTGAGCATTTATATCTTTAGGCATGTATGCCATACCTACGTTTTGAAGTGGTTGATAGTTGCCATTACAGATGAGGACATCTGACCCTTCTTTAAATGGCAATTCTTCCATTTGACGTGCTTCAGCAGGTGTTAGAAATCCATTTTGAATCGCTTGAGAATAAGCATCATAACGAGTTTTCAAATCACTTCTCAATATAGCGTCTACATTAAATTTAAAATACAATCCTGCTTGAATTTCCTGTTGAGTGAGTAATTTATACGTTAGTTCTTGTTCATACATGGTTAAAATTGGCATAAGCGTATCTCTATAGAATTGTTCTTCTTGCATTGATACGTTATTGAATGTTCCATTACTCAAATCATTTAACATGTGTAAAGGAATACCAAATGCTGCGGTAATTTGTTGTATTGTTAATTTATTAAGTTCAAAGAATTGAGCATCTGCCATATTGGTATTTATTGGCTGAAATGAAAATCCCAGTGGCACAGGCAATATTTTACCTGCGTTTTGAATTCCACTTGCCATGTTTTGGAATCTTTCTTGCATAAGTTTGATTTTATCGTCTGACAAATCACCTGTAAATTGAAGTAATCCTTTACTAAATAAGCCATTTTTAAAATAGTTATTCAAATATCTTTCGCTGGATTGAGCATTTTCGATAATGGTTAATAGATAATCTTTAATACTCATTCCAGTTATGCCATCTCTCGTTAATCCTTTGAAGTGTAATATCTCATTTTCTGTTAATTTATATTGTTGACCTACATTTGAGGTATATACATAATAAATAGCATTATCGTTGCCGATTATGCCTGCATTATCAATCCATATTGTCACTTTATTCATGTCAAGAGGATATAAAGCATTTATTTTTCCATTTGCTGGATTGGTATCTATATATACGATAGCATGTCCAAATTCGTTACGCCAATATTCCACAGTTTTCCAAAAATCAACTGCGGACATATATGGATTTGGACGTAATTTGAGTAGCGAATATAAGTAATGATTGGATAATTTCTGTATGCCTTGGTCTGTATCTTGATACAATTTCAAAGGCAATTTCGCTACAGTATCGCAGAGTATTCGCATACAAGTATAGTAAGTCGCTTCGTGGAGTTTATCAGGACTTATATCTGATGTATCAACCAATCCTAAGAATTGACTAATAAGCGGATCACTTAATGAATAATCTCTCTTTTCTTGATATGACCTTTTAAATATGCCCATTTAATCACCTCCTCGTGAAATATATACCCAAAGCGAGTAAAATTAACCCCAATACGTATATACCAATAATAATATTCAATAAAAAAGTGGCAATAACAATCAATGTTAAACCACTCAATATTAATATATCTTCGATATGATTTTTGATTTTCTTTTTCATATTTCACCTTCTCCCATTTCATTATGTCGTTAGACATAAAGGATATGTTTTGAAATCATCCCCTTACCAACCGAGTTTCTTTAAGTAATCTTCATTAACAAAATCATTTATATTAACGATATTCTTATCCAACATCGCCATTTTATGTGCATCAATGATTGCATCAATTGGGTCAATACGCTTCACTCTATAATCTTTATCTATTTTACACTCGCCAAAGGAATTAAAAGTTAATTTTGCATTTGCAATAGACCACGTCAATAGCCCATTTTTTCGATTATAGATGATATTTCCCGCATCGACCTCTAATTTAAAATCAATTGTTGCTTCATTTAAACTCTTTGCACTCTGCACAATTTCAACTGTATCTACTCCAAAACTTTCCAAGTCGTTGAGAAATGAACTTGCATTGTGTGGGTCATAACATATCATCTTGATTTTTAAGTCATATTTACTAATTAAATCCTTTAAATACGCTATAATATATTGATAATCTGTTTTTACACCCTGCAATGTTTCAGTTGCAGTGAGTAAACCTTCGTTTAGCCACACATCGTAAGGTGCTTTATCCGTCTTAATGTGTTCTTCAAGACGTCTCGCAGGAATAAATGAGTGTGAATGAATAAAATACTTTCTTTGACCGTCCAAATCAAGAGGAAATTCTAAAGCAATAGAGGTTAAATCACCACCTGATGACAAATCAAGCCCAACATAGCATTCTCTACCTCGCATATCTTCTAAATCAATATCACTACCGCATTGTTTCCAATTTTCTATGTTGATATAGCCATTTTCTGTACTCTTTACCCAGATATTTAAAGTTTTTGTCATAAAATTTCTTAATTCCTCTCCGCCCATTTCTTTTGCTACACTTGCTTTTGTCTTGATATTATCAATACCTTCTTGTGTAGAGCATACAAGCGGATTCGCTTTTATCCAATTTTTCTCATCCCAAATGTCATCATCTTTATCGAGTTGTGCTATATATACAAATTGCTTATCGTTTTCAAAGACACCTTCAAGTAAATTTACACAATAATCATATAATTCTTTGCAAGGTGAATTGATATTAAATCCTGCCGTTGTAATAACTGAAATTAAACTTTGAGGCAATTTAACTGTGCCATCCTCTAAAAGTTTATACATCTGATTATTAGGATGTTGGTGGTACTCATCGATAATCGCCACGTATGGTCTGAACCCATCTATCGTCTTTGTATCTCTTCCTAATGCTCTTATGATACTATGTGTAGGCAATACTTCTATTGTATTTTCGTATAGTTTAAGTTTATAAAATTGTCGCAAATCGCTATCAGCATTAATGAACTTAACAATTTCGTTTAACACTATCTTTGCTTGATCCGATTTTGTCGCCGCAGTGTAGATTTGACCATACTTATACCCATCAAACGTACTCGAATACAAAGCAATAACACCATTCAGCATTGATTTGCCATTTTGACGTGCTAATTGAATATATGAATTTCTAAATCGTCTATATCCACTATCTTTATGAACCCATCCGAACAATGAACCCAATATAAATGCTTGAAAATCGTATAATTTAAGCGGTTTTACTTCCATTCCTTCCGCAATTTTGAGTTTTTCTGCAAAATTTAACACACGATTTGCTTTTTCAAGGTCAAAAATGTAAGGAAATTCCTCTGTATTTTGCTTTTCAAGGTCTTTGAGGTGTCTTTGACATGCTAATTTAACGTATTTTCCCGCTATAATTTCGCCATTTAGCACTTTTTCTGCATATTCTGTGACTCTATCGTTCATTTAGACACCTCCTTTTTAACATTTATTGTAAAAATTCTTCAAATTTGTTGACTGGTCTGTCGTCTTTTGGCTTCTGAACTACAATTTTTGTTCTGTCAGTTATGCTCAAACCTAATTTTGAAGCACCATTTTGACATTGTTTGAATAATTTATCTTGTACATTTATCAATTTGAAGTATTTTTCACTTCCAATTTCTTCATTTTCTAATTCTTTTGATACAATTTCATAGTTTTTTTGAGCGATAACATATCTTGCAAGTGTTTCAGCATCTATATTTGAAAAAATTCCTATTTCTGCCAATTGATTTGCTAATGAAATATACTTTTCTTGCAAATCGTTAGGCAAAAATGAAGGAATTTCGATATTTTCAGCAATTGGTGCTTCTATTTGTGTGTTTTTACGTTCTTCAAGTTCTTTTTTGGTTAAATGTTTTTTTAACGTGTCTACATTTCGTCGTGTTTTCATATTGATACCCCCTAAAAAGTTGAAATTTGAGGTAAAAATTAACTTGATTTTGATTAAATTTACATTTTTTTACTGTTATAAAACCCTTTAAAAATCAATATAACGGGATTTTTTGCCGAAAAACAGCCCATCGCGCGACTCCAAATAAGCGGAAAAAGTAAATGATACACCCTAGGGGTATATTATATTAATTGTAATTTATTACCAATATCATTATTACCAATAATTTCCTTTAACATATCTTTCTCAACTTGCATATCAGCAAAGTATTCCATTATCTTTATATTCTTTTTTGTTTCTTTTAACCAATATCTGTAAAAACACTTGAGGAATATCTTTTCTTCAAGCGTCATCTTATCTACATTCCCACTTGTTCTATCTAAAATTTGATTTACAATCTCAATGTTTCTATCCATCTTTTATCACCTCTTTTCTTAAGCACTCATGAACGCTTGTATAAACAAACTCGCATTTATTCTACCTAACGTGTTGCTTGATATTTCTATTGTATGCCATCCGTTGGCACTAACTGGAATAGTAATATCTTGCTGATTATTATTAATACCTGACATAATTATATTTCCATCTAATTTAATCGTAACATTTGTTGGACTAGTACTTGTATAAATACCATAAATCATAGCATGACTATGTGATGGAATACTAACAGTATGCGTGTGGTCAAAATAGTGCACATGTTGTGGTACAGCATGACTGTGCATATTTGTTGAATGTGTATGAGGTCCGCTATTTGTTGTTGTTATTGTTGCACCAACTTGTCCATATCCAGTAGCATATTGAGTGCCATTTATAGTTACCGTGTGATTATGTCCACTAAATGTATAAGAATGGTTATGATCACCATCGCTATTAATTGTAACATATTCATCGCTTGTAGTAGTATCCATCCATCCCAATCCGCCATCTTGGGTATTTGCAACAGTAGTCATGTAACTACTTGGAGGTGTTGTTACACTTCCTCCGCCACCACTTGCTGCACCTTGTTCATATGCTCTAAACGGTTCTAATGAAATATTTAATTTGCATTTCCTTACGCTTATTGTTTCTGGAGGTAAATAAAATTTCATTTGCATTGGATGGCTACTGTCTAAATTATCAACTATGCTATCTTGCCACGTTTGTAATATTCCATCTTGGTCTAATATTGTTGCTGTTCCTGTGCTATTAACTATTTTAAGTCCATACTTTTGATTAGTTGTATCGTATTCTCCTAATTGTACTCTTGCTATTGAATTATTATCTTTAACTGTCAACAAATTACCACTTATATTAAATGTACCTGTATTATCAGTTATAATAAGGTTATTTCCTAATAATATTTTTCCAATCAATCTTTCAGCATACACACCAGTAGCATCTAATACTGTTTTAAACGTATTTCCTCCATCATTAGTAAAACCAATAACTCCATTAGTCATCCTTATATATTTATTTGGGTCAGTAGGATTTTTTATAGTAATGCCTCGTCCATCTATTGTAACTGAATTATTAACACCTGATTCAATCGCTCTTTTGGTTGTATCCCATACGTTGTTCAATATTGTAGTAACGTCATCAACTGTTGCTACTGTATCGTTCCATTTGTATTTATTCATATCAACTTGAGTTGAAGTCGATACTAATTTATACAGCGTTTTTAAAAATTTATCTTCGTCTGTTTTTATTTCTTTTGTATTTGATATTGTAATAGTTACTGTACCATCTTCATAATTGAAATCCATTTCTATTATTTGTGCTTGAACATTTATATTTAATCGTTCATATCTTATGTTTATAATATCTCCCAATACTAATTTATCCCAATTTCTTTGTTCTTCTACAATATCAAGGAAATTTACTATATCGACTTTTATGATTGGTATAGAAATTTTCAATTTTTCAAACAATTTTATAGCATCATTATACAATTGTTTCTCATCTGTATAGTTGTTGTCATTCCATATTTTTTCAATAACAAACTGATTTAATTCTTTTATTTCATCTGCTGTAAAATTATTTTCTAATTTCAAAGTATTTCTCAAATTATCTATTTGAGATTGAACGTTTTGAATATTCGTATTATCTTGATTTATTGTTGTTTGAGCAGTATTTAACTGATTCATTAAATTATTTCTTTGTACTATTAAACTACTTGCATCTTGACCTGTTGTTTGTGCCACATCTATTTGATCTAATATCGTATCAAGTTGTACTTGAATTTGATAATAATTTTCTTCATCGTTTGCTAATTGCGTTTGTAAACTATTTAATTGACTTAATAAATTTGTAAAAGTACCTTTATTATTATTAATCAAATCTTGATAATCTAATAAAGCATTACATAAAGCATCGCTCATGTAATAACTATGTTGTAATACATTTTTATTACTATCTCTTTCAAAAGGATACATAAAATAAGAATAATCTTCTATATAATCAGTTCCAGTTGGATTAACCCTTTGTATACTCAATCCATCTTTACCAAATACTTTTAAACGTGTAACCACACTTTCATCGTTATCCTCTTGATTTAACGATTTTAAATATTTTTTATATGATACTGTTAAACCACGATTAACACCAAAATTATCTGGGTTATAAAAGTTAATTACTCTATTTTCAGTATCAAATATAACCAATGCGCCAAATGTTTCTGCTATTTGAAATATAAAATTCAACACTGTAATGTTTGATACATCAAAACTTCTATATTTTAAATCAAAATTAGCATCTATATACCCAGTTGTCCACAATGTAGATGATAATACATCTGTTAATACTTGACTCGCTTTATAATTGTCGTTTTTGTACGCAAATATATTTTTATCATTTAACTCATATGCTAAACTAAAAGCGTGTACATTAATTACTTCTTTTTCATCATCTACACCTTTTACCACTTCATCGATGATAAACCATTCAGTAGAATTACCAATAATTAACTTTATTAAATATCTTTTTTGTATCATATCAAGATGTGGGTTAGTAACTAATTTACTCCTTATATCTACCTGTGTTGGTAAATCAAAAGTTAATTCATCTATATTGCCTAATTTGAATTTAGTATTGATATTATATGCCTCATTTAATTTAGCGATAATTGTTCTATTTGGTTTACATAAAAATAACTGCGGTCTTTGAGGTTTTAAAGTATAATCTATATCACCTAACATCGACTATTTCACCTTCTTTATTTTATCCATAATTTCCCAATACGCATCTGGATTTTCTCTTAATAACCCATGTAAATATTCATGTGCAGAATTTGATAATGTAATCAAATTATTTTCATTCAATCTTAAATCCCAATTCTGCTTTATCGGCACAATATGATGCACTACATCAGCAAATACAATTCTATTTTCAATAACAAGAGAATATAAACATAACCCATGATATTTCTGCATGATATATTTTTTCATTATCTGCCAATCATCGCTAACATAGAATTTCTGCTCTTTTATATCAGTTCTATTTTGTTTATATTCACGATGTCTTGCTTTTTGCTTTTCTTCATATTCTCTCTGATGTTCTTCGCAATACGTATGCCCAATTTCAACTAACTTATTACATCCCTGTTTAGCACATAGTTTTTTCATCATTGTTTATCATCTCTTTTTTGTTTGCATATCGTCATCGTCATCAGATTCACTAAAAATATCATTTCCATATCCAACTGCCGATAATATCATCTTTTGATTTTCTTTTAGTTCATCTAATTCTTTTTTAAGCCCTTTGTAAATTCTATACTCGAGATGATCCAATTCCTTTTGCATATCGTTCCAATAAATTAACCTAAATTCAATATTACTCTTTAATTTATTACTTATTTTTTCATTTTCAACTGCCACAACTTGCTTTTCTGTTTCTACTGCTTGTACTGCATTTTCTATTTCTGTTGCTTTCGCTACATTCGTTGCTTTCTCAACTTTCATTTGCTTATCCTCCTCATTTTTCTTTTTTCTACCACTTTTTTTAGTTTCTTTAACTTCTTCTGATTTTTCTAATTTTTCTTTTAATTTTTCTAACTGGCTCATGTTTTGTTCATTCATTTCCATATTCAACACTCCTTTATTTATTCTTTTTTCCCATGCGAAATTGATATAAAGGACAATCCTTTATTGGACATTTTTCAACTTCGCTATACTGATTATTACTGCACTGTAGACACTTTTTTCTAATTGCTTCCAGCGGTGTCATGACAAATCACCTTTGCTTTTTGTAGATATTCATTCAAAGCCCAAAAATATAAATCGATTTTTAGCATCTCATTTTCTTTTTTATTCTCATCTTCAATTTTTGCTAATCTACGCATAGCACGTATTATTCCTTTGTTTAACAGTTCGATGTTATCTGTAACTTCCATTTCAATCCATCCTTTCGTATTTACTGTTTGAATAAATATTTATTTATCCAGTAGTCCGCAACATCATTCATTTCAGCCAAAAATTGTGATGTAGCGATTAGGTATAATTTCAATTTTGCCATCTCTTGTGCGTAAGCAATTCTATCTTCTTCTCTCATGAGTTCCTCGCTTCCGCCTGATAAGATGTACATATCATCGAGATTTTTAATTACTTCTTCCACGCCCTCGAATATTTCATTTATTTCCATATTCATTCATCCTTTCAAATAAATTATGAGGGGATATTTTATCCCCTCACTCATCAAATTCGTTAAGCATTAATTGGACATGTCTTAACTTATCGATAAGAATTTCTTTTTCTTTTCTAAAATATTCAGTCAATTTAACCGCATCATTGCCTTCAATTTCTTCAAGATTTACTTGATTATGCTTATTTACATATTTTTCTAATATTTCATCAATTTTGCTTTCGATTTGCTTTAATTCTTCGATTGTATTCAATCAAATCATCCTTTCATTCGTTTTTAAATCAGTAGTTCTCAAAAATGAGATAAACAGAGTTACATTTTGTATCTCTCATTAACAAACTTATATTTTGTAAATTTGTTTATATAAACATAGCAACACAGGCGATGTAGCACTGCATTGCTACGTTTGTTTTAAAAAGCAATTCAGGGATAGATTTATCTATTTATCCCATAGCAGAAATACTCATCTGCATAGCCATTTTATCATTTTTAAAATCGGAGGAAGGGAGAATCGAACTCCGCTAAAATGGCAAAAGCACCATGAGTAAAGAAGATAGTTGTACTAGCGATATAATGGAAGCAAAGCATACTAACACTTTGCCCCATTTCATTTTGGCGTTAGCCAAATGAATATATGTTAATTATATCAGTTACTCTCAAAATTAGGGCTACTCAAATTGCTTGAAATATCAACGTTTTTGAGTATTTTTAGATATTTTTTCCGTCAGTAGTGTACGTTTTGACTACTCAAATTTTCATCAACACGTCTGTAGAAAATAGAATAAATTAAAAATTTATCTTAAATTTCTATTAACATAGAAAATTTATATCTGATATTTAAAAACCTTGATTTTTAGTTATTTCATCGATATTGAATTTTTAGTAAAGTGCCTCAAATATAGTAATATCAATGCTTTGAAGGCAATTCTTTAAAAAGTAAAAATGCAACATCTCTATATAGAGAAAATGGCGAGTTTACCTCTAACCCAGTATTCATGCGTATTTCGAGGATCGAGTTTTAAATGATATATATGAGATATAAGCATATATTTTGAAAAAATGGCGAGTTTAAATATTATGCTATTTCTCACTGCGATTTGAAATCAGTTTAAAAAATGCTTAAAGATAAATAACGATAATAAATATCTACAATGTCAATTGTAGAATTAGATATATAGAAAATCTATATATCCTATTTTTTCAATACGGACGTGAAGTTGCAATTTTCAGTACTAATCAGTACTGATCATTCCGATTAATACTGAAAGTACCAAAACAATAATCCGAATCTTTAAAAATTAACTAATGCTTTCAAGTATTTTTTTTATTATGTCATATGCACTTTCTTCAGTTTGTTTATTACCTTCTTTTTCTTCTTTTTTTCTTTCGTAATATTCTTCTTCAGTTTCCCATGGCAATATATCTTCATCGACTTGACAATCTTCTTCTTTTGTGTTATCATATTCATAGTCGAGATTCACTTCATTATTATTTGAAGTGATTTTTTCTTGTTCTATATCGTTATTTTTTTGACAATCGGTTAATACTTCTTTATTTATTTCAAAAGTATCATTATTATTTTCAAAATTATTTAATAATTCATTATCTTTATTATCTTTTAAACTACTTTCAATACGAGAAGAAAATATTGGAGTTGATACAGTTTCTACATCATCGAATCTTTCATCATATTCATCTTCATTTTCTTCTTCTTTTCCCATTTCAAAGTCACGATAGTGACTATATTCTTCATTATTACTATTTTTATGTTCAACATTATTAATAATACTATTTTCCCCTATGAATTGTTCATTATTATTTAACAATTCAGAAATGTAATTATCTTTAGAAGTATTATTACTCAAATTAAAATTAATTTTATTTTCCTGCAAATCAAAATTAACCAATTTTGATTTATTTTGATAAGAATTATTTATAAGATTGTTTATAAGATTATTATTAGTGTCGCTTTTTCTACTTTTCAGTGTTCCTTTTCCAACTTTTAAGTGTTCCTTTTCCAACTTTTCAGTGTTACTTTTCCAACTTTCACTAAATTTTACCAATTTAATTATGTTTGGTTTTTCAAATATAATATATTGATTTTTTCTTTTATTTACCATTTTCTTTTTAATATATCCATATTTTTCTAATTCATCTAATCCAGCCCAAATTAGTTTTCTGCTAACATCTAAATCTTTTTTTATTTCGGTTACGTAAAATTGCCAATAATTGGGTTTAGATAACATATAAAATAATATGCCTTTTGCGTTGAGTGATAATCTATCATCAAAAATAAATCCTTTGTCAAGTTGTGTAAAATTCTTAATTTTAGTAATTCTATATATATTTATGTCTTTATTTTCAACATTAATTTCAATATCTGGATTTTCTTTGATGATATATCTAACGTAATTTACTTGCTTAATCTTATCTCTTTCTTTTAATTTAATTAAATATCCTTTATTTTCCAATTCTTTTATTCCTGACTTGATAGCCCAAGTTTTATCACATGTTATGCTTTCTATTTCTTCGATTGAAAACTTATAATAGTCAGGCATTGACAAGAAATAAATCATCAAGCCCAACTCTTTTGGTTTTAAATGTTTTATCAAACCATTGTCAACTTGTGTAAAATTTTCTTTATTTTTGTTCGTTCTGTATATTGTTTTCATCGTTTTTTACCTCCTTAAAATTTAATTCAAATCCATAAGGCAGTTCGTAAACTGTAAAATCATAGCAATTAATATTACCTCTTTTTATTTTTTTACGTGTCAAATACTTATTCGATATTAATTCTTCTATCGCTTTATTGACTCTTTGTGGTGATATTTGCATATCTTTTGCCATTGTTGAAATGTAAAATTGCCAATTGTTGGATTTTGTGAGCATATAGAATAAAACACCTTTTGATAACAAAGATAGATTAGGGTCAAGTAATGAATAGTTATCGATATTTGTAAATTTATTTCCCATTTCCCACTTGATTTTGTCTTTCTCAAAAAATGAATTCCTAACTAATTCAATATCGTTTATATTATTATTACAATGTTTTTGGTAAAATTTAGGATTTGTTTTTTTTAATAAACTATGTAACATAGCAAATCCTGCTTCATCTGCATTAAGATATTTGAAAACATCTTTATTTATGCCTATATAGTCACCTTCTATATTATGATTAACCCTGTAAATCATCTAAACCATCTCCTTATTTTTTTCAAGGCACTTCATAATATGAATACCCTTTCAAATTTGTCGATAGCAAAACTATTGACAAAATCGAAATTTGGTGATAAACTTACATTGTGGTGTATTGTGCCTTTCGATTTCGTCGATAATATTCTATTATACCACATTTTTTGAAGTTGTCAAATCGTGGTATGGCGTCTATATTTGCCCTACAATTGAAGTTTAAAATTGAGGTAATATATTTAGTACCCCCTTTAAATAAACTTGCAATACAAGGCAAATATAGGCGTATTTTATATCAAAGATTAGGTTTGGTACTATATATAGTGTATTATTAATCATTTATACACTATATATAGTATTTATTTTTGAATAAAACTAAAATTTTATTAATCAATTTCTTTATCGAAATCTGCTATCATATTTAGTTTAATTTTTGCGCTCTTTTGATTGACTTTTACAATTTCAACTTTGAATTGAGTATCATAATAATCTTTAAGACAAGTATTAATATCGATATGCGTTTGATTCTGTGGTATACATCCCAGATATTCATCGTTTTGAAATAATCCCACGTATTCTATATCGTTTACATATTTTGGCATAAGAGTAACTATATCATTTTCTTTTATCGCTTTTGCAAATTCTTCACCTTTACAATTTACAACTGATGTTTCTATATTTATTCTCTCTTTGTTTTGTTTGATAACTTCATCGACGTGAATATCTATTTTCATTATTTCACTTTTGAATTTCTTGCCGAGCATTTCAATTATTTTGACGTTTTCTTCCAATTCTTCAAGTTCTTTTTTATCAATTGATTTAATTATGCGCTTTGTTTCTTCTTGTTTTTCTTCGAGTATTTTTAAAATTCCTTCTGATGCGACAAGCCACGGGAATAAATAACTTTTATTCGATTTTCTATCATCAATATAATTGACATAAATAGCAAACATCGCTAATGCTTTTTTGTCATCGCTTATTTTATCGAATTTTATTTGAGATAGATTAAAGAATCTGCTATATTCTTCATCTGATGCTTTCTTGAGATGTAGTTGTGCTATATTCTGCTTATATTTTATATAGAATTGCTTGACTTTAGCGTATAGTTCTTTGTGTTCTCTCATATATTCTCTGTTGATGATATATTCTGCTACTCTATTTGCGTCTGTGTATTCTTTTTTATCCCATACAAAATTCTTTTGTTCCCAGTTTTCGATATGTTTACAGAGAATATTCATCGTTGCTTTGTCTGCATATTTCATGATGTTGTAATTCTTACCATATTGATATTTCTGCAAAAAGTATGGCTTGTATTTATCAGCATATTTTCTCACGTCATCATCAATTTGAGGATGTATACCCGTTTTTGCTGAATCAATTTCAATGCCTTGATATATCCTTAATTTTGTGAGTTTGTCATCAAATTTATTGACGTTACCTTTCGCACTGCCTAATGTTGTCCAAAATGTCGCCATGTTTGTTATTTTGCCTATTTTATTATCAAGCGTTCTTAAATCGAATTGCAATATCGAATTATCGTTGATTGGCTCTGCTTTTGCAGTTGCTTTATCCTCGAGATTTACAATAATTGGATTGTTTTCAGTGATTACTGCATTAATTACCATTTTATTACTTGTATGGAAATAAGTGTCCCCGTCAAAGTCACTGCCCGAATGCTTTGCGGCGGTTAAATCAAAAGCATTTAAAACAAGTACATTATCATATCTCGATAGCCATTTTTGCGTCAAATCGTTGTTCACATACAAATCTTTCCCAATCTCGCTTGAATGAATGAGAGGACTTCTAAACGTTGCTCTATATCCTTCAAGTCCTACCGAATAAAATTCACCTTTGTTTAAGCACCCTTTAATTAGTAATCCTACTGCGTTTTCCAAATATGCAATCGGGTCTTGTACGATGAATGAATTGCGACCCTCGATGTATAATCTTCCTAACTTCATTTCATCAATAGTGCGTTGAAGTTGTTTTTTTATGAATGATTTGAAATATGGGTCTTTAAAAATCAATTCAGGATTCAATTGAAGTGCAGTATACATCTTACCTGCTAATATTTTGTTATTTATTTCTAATTCTGTTTCATCTTCGTTTTTACTACGTGATATAAGACCTAAAAATGCTAACGTATAATCGACATCGCCTTTATACACATTTTCGACTAATTCTTTTGTATAACTTGCTAAATCTATTACATCTTTACCACTCAATGCTAAACTTTGTAAATACTGATATGATGTTTTGCTATATTTTTCGGCTCTACTTGAAGGTATTACCCATTTTGCTATTCCGATTTTATCCATATTTAGTGGTGCGTAATATTTTTCTCTTAATTCTATGAATTCATTCCATGATGTGAAATATTTCCAAAACTTAAACATGCTTGTATTCCAAATCGCGTCTAATTCATCTATATTCCATGTTTTATCATATATATCGGTTATTGTAGATATACCTTTTTCTTTGTAAAACGCTTTAAAATCGAATTCATATGACATACCTTTGATTGATGGAAACATGCGTATCTGATACCCAACTGGTGTATATGGAATATCAAGCGATTTTGCTATTTTTTTACCCCATTTCGGATCATGTACTCCCATCCCATCCCAAAGCGTCGTTTCTACATCAAAATTGCCTTCTACGATTTGATTATCTTTAATTGTCTTGACATATTCATTTATCTTTGTTTTGTATTCGTCTATGATACAAACATTTCGAGGCACAACAGGCGAGAATAGACAAGTGCTAAACGATAAACCCCTGTATGCTTCATATTTGCTTATTACCGCTTTGTCTACGTGCTTACCGAGCATGATTAATTCTTCTAACTGCTCTTTAAGCGTTTCATCTACAAATGCAATCCTACCTGTTCTTGTCATTGCAGGTGATTTTCCTAAACGCTTATATTTAATTCCATTTATTTCAAATCCGTTTATATCAATATTTTTCAATTTTTCTTGTGTTTTCTCGCTATTGTCATTAATTACCAAATAAACTAATTCAGGAATAAAATTCTCATCATATTCGTTATATTCTTTATGCTTTATCGCTTGTATCAATTCAGTGATTAAATTTTCTCCGATTTGAATTTTATTATCGTTTACATCTTTTCCCAAATGATTAATACTAATCTGATAAATGCTATACATTCTTCTTTTCCTCATTTTTAATTCCTCCTCGAATTTTTTATATTTTTTTATTGACAAAACGAAATAATAATAATATAATATAATGGGATGGTTTATATTGCTTTAGTAGGCAATCTTATTTTTATTATATCATACTTTAAAAATTTGTCAAGTTTTCAAAATTAAATAAAAAAAAGATATAATTATAATTCATTATATCTTTTAAATTGCTATTTTCTTATCTTCACTAATAAAATTTTCTAAAAGATTAACTGCTTCTGTGTATTTAATATTTGTCTTAACTGTTTTTTCAGCAGGAATTTTATCAATTTTCCCTAAAAAATCATAATTATTTACACCTTTTTCGTCAGTTGGTATATGAAATGTAAAATTACAAAATTCAATTAATAATAAATAATTAATTTCGATTTCAATATTTGTTATATATTTTACTTTTATTCTATATTCATTCGCTAAATATTCATCATCAATGTAATTTTCTTCTTCATCATCGATAATACTATATAAATCAACTTCATTATCATTTTCATCAACATATATTTCTGTTTCGTAATAATATTCCCTTTCTTGGGTATGATATCCTTTTATTATTCCCCAATTTAAATCAAGTATTTTTTTAATTACTTTATCTTTTAAAGTATATAAATATTGTTCTCTATCTTTGCATCTCGCTGTAATTCCATAATTGCCCATATCGTAGTTTTTTTGTTTACTATCTCTTGATTTTTTTGCTGATTTATTTATAATGTATAATGATTCCGCTATATTTTGAGGTGTTATCTCTAATTCTCTTATTTTTTGTTTTTTTGTCTTAATAAAATTTTTAATGTAATTTTCATTTTTGATAATTTCATTTAAATCAAACACTGGATATTTAAATGTTTTTCCAAAATCATGAAAACTTTTCATTTTTTTCTCTTTGATTAAACCTTTTTGCCACAATTTTTTTATTTGATATGTACTGCATTTAAAATATTCTGCTATTGGTTCATAAGTTACAAGTTTTTCATTTTCTATCAATATTATTACCTCCTTAATTTTATTTTTATATGTTTATTATATCATAAAATCGAAATTTGTCAAATATTGACAAAGATAAATAATAGTAATGTCTTTTAAATACCCTACAATCGCAGTTTATTTTTGAGGATATATAATTATACCATCATCATTCAAAACTACGATTGTAGGTCAAATAAAGGCGTGTTTTTAATAAGCAATACTCAATCGCACTTCGTCTAATCTTGTTCTTGCTATGCTTATTATTTTTGAAGTATCGATGTTGATGAGATTCTCCGCTTCTCTCACTTCGTATTGGAAATCTCTGGATTTAATGAATTTTTCTTTTGGCAATTCGATAGAGAATCCTAAAACTTTCGATATTTCATCAAGTTTTATATTAGTTTTCAAGTATCCTTCTTTATCAATCCATATTTTGCTATTCAAATTATATTTTTTCATTATTTCGATAAAGTCATTCTCTGTATGATTTGATAGAATTGAATATAAATCGCTTAATTGCAATACGCTAATGAACCACTTTTTATGCACATCCCTAAATTTCTTTCGATAAAATCCTTTGTACGCAACATCAATCGCCCACAATATCATCTTTGCTTCATCGCTGAATTTGGAAATATCAAAATCATAATATGAAATAATTTCTAATAGTGTACTGCCTGCGTATTTGTCAAAGTAATTTGTCATAACAAAAGTATTATTGAGATTTGCTGAATTTTCATTATGATAACTTCCATTTCGTGTGTAATGATTTGACCAACACTTTAGATTTTTAAAGTCAATATCAACGCCAATAACTTGATTAATTGGCTCGTTTATTCTATATATTGAATTAAAATCAAAAAAGTAATTAATTTTGTACCCTTTTATTAATTCTAAAATTCTACATGATAAAAGAGAATCTATATCGTTTGATAGTATTAAATCATACTCTCTCATATCATTTACCCAATTTGGAAATAACTGTTTAGCGTATTTGTTCATCTGTGCGGTTTTAAGCATTTTTCTTTTTTGCTTTGAACCTTCCCGCCTTTCTTTCTCGTTTTTGTAGTTCTTTTTCTATATCTTTTGCTTGTTTTTTCCATTTGCGAATTTTATCCTCTAATGTCTGTGTTTTTGCCATATTCTCACCTCACATCAATATAATTTTGATATGCTTCGAGCATATCTGCTTTCAGTTCGAGATGCCCTTTCTCATACTTGCAAATGAGTGCTTCACTACAGTTTAGTGCTTGCGCAAGGTCTTTTAGTTTTATTTTTTTGCGTTTACGCTTAATGATATATTCTTCACGACTTGTTAGTTCCATAATTATCATCTCCTTTCTATTGATTCAAATTTTTGAAATAAAACGAGCATTTTATTCAATTTTTTGAATGATATATTCTTATTTTTTATTTCTTTATATTTTTATTTCTTTGTCTTTAACGTTTAAACACCTCCCTCTTAAGCGTTTTAATACCCCTATTTAATAATTTAATACCCAAACATTAGTTTTTATCTTATTATTTACATATATATCCATTTTATTTACAATACAAGGTTAAAATAGATATATATGTAAATAACAATGGCATGTTTTAATATTCTGATAATTCTATAAATAAAAAAAGAGCATAAGAAATAATGCTCTTGAAATAGCGAAATAAATTTAGTATAATTATATTTGGTGATGCAATAGTGCTTCGTAATAGCACTATCTCTGCTTAAATGATGCTTTAAGCAGTTGTTGCTCGAGCATATCAATGTCATAATTGCGTGTTGTACTGTTTCCCGCATACATGGCTTGATATGCTTTTTCTTTTGTGTTGTTATATTGCTTCCCATTTTGTGAAGTCACTTCATTTTCCTTTTTATTACCCTTTTTTGCGCTCGATAGAGTGCTAAAGAAATCAACAAGCATTTCATAGACGTTTGTTGTACCTGCTTTTGCACCCGATTTTATAGCGATATATCCTCTTTCTGCTAAACTGTGCAATCTGTGTAAAATTGTAACATAAGATAATTTAGCGTGTTTTGCTATAGTTTTTATGCTGACCCAGCATGTATTTTTATTATTAAACATATGCTTTTTCAGAAATATTAAAATACTTACATCAACAAAATCTAAATCATTGCATTCAAAAATTTCATTTAAAACAATATTAAACCCTTTATTTGCTTTACTCATTTGTTGTTCCCCCTTGTTTATTTTAAATATCTAAAACAATTATTATTGAATCAGTATCTGCTATTCTGTAGATGTCATCAACATCAACATCTTGAAGTATGTAGTATTTACCGCCTCTATATATGATGATGTTTTTACCTTCTAATCTGTTTAATTTGCGTTTAGGCAAATCAGTTAAAACTTTTAAAACTCTTTCATTATATTTCATTTGTTCTTTCCCCCATCATGCAACTTTATATTTTTTCTCAATCAATATATGTAAAATTCTTCCTATACTACTTTGCAGATCACGTCTATGTTCTGCAAGTATATCATCTAAACTGATATCGTATTTGCGAATTGTCTTTGTGACATTTGGTGTAACATAATCTACAAACAATTCAGTTAGCAATTGTTTTAATTCTTCATCTCTTGTTGCATTTCTCAAATCATCTGCGGTAATGTCTTGTCCTCTGCCATGTTGTAATTGGTAGTTCCTATAAGATAGCAAATCGAGTCCAAATCTATTTGGGTCACCGCTAAAAAACATCTTGATAAATTCTCTCTTTCTTTCCTCTGTGTTACAAACGATGCGATACAAGTCGTTTACTATTGTTCTTCTCATTCAAAATTCCTCCTCGTTTTTTAGGATACGCACATTGTGCGCCTCCTTTGTTAATGCTTTAAAGCATTTTTTAAAGTTTCTAACGCTTGTTGGTGGATTTCCCTGCTTTTCTCGTCTGTGTCTTGCGTTAACTGCCATTCGAGTGCTTGAATTTGTCTTTGTATTTTTTCACGATTTTCAGGAATAACAACTTTTAACATTTGTATCATCTCCATTTCTTTTTCATTTTTTCGAGAGGACTATATTTGTTATAGTTTTTTCTAATATCATCAACTGTTAAATCTAAATATGCTTTTTCTGTTGTTGTTACACTTGTATGCCCCAAAACTTTTGCTAACGTATATAAGTCCATTCCTTCCATCAAGCATCTTTTAGCAAAATTATTTCTAATCATGTGAGGATGTATATTTTCAATTCCTGCTTTTTTCGCTGCTTCTTTTAGATGATGTTCATATACGTTTAATTTGACAAAAGTACCTCTTAAACTACAAAACAAATATTCACTATCTACATATCTATCTTTGTATATGATCCATCTTTTAAGTTCGCTTCCCATTTCTGTTGAATAAAAAACAAATCTATCTTTTCTGCCTTTTGTATTTTCTGCTAAAAGATGAATTGTTCTATTTTTTAAGTCAATGTCATCAACTTTAATCGCTAAACATTCCCCTAATCGCATACCTGTATCGAATAGCAACTCTGTGATTATGTAATCTCTATATCCGACAAATTTTGTAGTATCAAAACACTTTAATATTTTAAAGAAATCATCATCTTCGATAAATTCAACTGCTTTACGTTCATATTTTAAATATTTGACTGGCTCTGTTATATCTTTTTTGATTATTCTTCGTTGTTTTAGCCAGTGAAAAAACACTTTAATGACACGAATGTAATTATTTATAGTTTGAGTATTTATTTTTTTGCCAAAATCCTTTCTTGCTTGTGGATTATTATTATCTTTTGAATTGTCATTAGTAACAACAGTATATTTACCTCTTGTTTGTAGAAATTTAATGTATTTCTGCAACATTTCAGTTTGGATATTTTTTATTTCAGTCACTTTAAAACTATCTTGAAGATACTTTGCAAAAAGTTTAAGCGTTTGTTCATATGCTTTTAATGTTTTTTTTGACAAATTTCTTAATTCACAATCTTGCATAAAATCTTCAATTTGCATTTCTATTTCAGTAAACAT